CATCATTGATAGAACGAGCGCTAGTCCATGTGGATTCAAACAACCATGCCTCACGAGCACAAAAATTACTAATTACGAGCTCATCAGCAGTTGTCGCACCAGCAATAGCTGGATCAATAGACAATTCGTTCTTAGAATCAAGCGTTAGTTTATCTATTGGCATACCAATATCAGTAGATGCTAGATTCGGAAAAGGCGCTGGTTGAAACTGATGAATATCATCAATCACTGGGGTGTTGGTATACCCGAACAGCGAAGCAATCTTCGAAACGGCCTCTGCAGCGTGCGACGTAGCCGTAGCAAATGGTCCGATAATTGGAACATCACTCAGCATCGAGGTGGCCCTCGCAATAGCTGAAGCGGGTTTCGAAACTACTCCATCATCTTGGTATTCGTCCTTAGACTGAACAGCCAAAGCCACGGTTGGTCCCGCGACTTCGATGTTTTCCGCCCAAGCATAAACAACAATCTCAATATCACCCGTGGCCCCATTCGCATTGGCCAAGCTTCCAAAAGATTGGAAACTCATCTTACCCATATCAGTCAGGTCCGTAGCCGATGTAGCATCCAACCAATTCTTATAATAGAGGAATGGTAGAACCATTTCTCCACCTTGAGAGTCCTGAGGATAAATCCAAATATGAGGGCGCTGGGAGTAGGCGGTTTTCTCCTCTCCAAAAGCACCTTGTGGCGTGAAACCTGGAGCAAAATTAGTCAAAGGCTGATATGAAGCCAACGCACAACCGTAAAAGAACGGTGATGCATTGACAACAAATTTTAGATGCAAATTACACCGAACCAGATAATAATTATCTAATTTCCGCTTTATGGCAGGTTGACTAAAATATAGGTGCCACGGATCAAAGTTATCAGCCAATTGATCCAAAGTGGAACCAACTGTCCAAGACTGAGTCGCGATTTGTACAGGCCTCTTTAGGTAATTACCTAAAGTGACATTTTGACTTTGATCGACTTGAATCCTCGACAAATCATTAGGTATTGTCAAAATAGGATCATTTTGTCCATCAAAACCAACATTTTCCTCCTGCATTGTGTCACCGGTGGCATCAGTTGTCATTTCAACAACTTCTGCACTTTGCACAACACACCGAGAAGGTGTGAAACAATCAAAAAACGATGATTGTTTGTTTTCCCCATCGAATGATTCATATATTCGAGGGGTAGTTTGGTTTTCCTGTTGAGTTTTAAGATCTCCATCTTTCAATTTGTTATCTGAGTGCAACATAAAAGTAATACGATTATCCTGTGCCTTTATCACTCTAAGGTGGGCTTATAATCATAGGCCCCAGTGGTTCTACTCATGCTACGTTAAAATTCAAAGAATATGCATGAACGAATGTTATAAAACCACATCCGCACAGACACAAGCGCTTCGCTTGTGAGTTTGACATTTTCTAATCAAGATGGCCAGAGGACGATACTGCACCATTTTATAGAGGTTAAAACGAATAAAAGACCTCTATTAGTTTATTGTCATTTCGGACATTTGTATTACTTTTATTGGCTTTGAACCGACCAAGTTTGGTCATCAGATCCAAATATGCCCTGATAGGACTTACACTTCCTAGAACGATGGATAAAATCATAACACAAACTGGAATAGGTTGGGAAAGTGGAATCTTGAACCCACAATTCCCA